AGGAGCAAAATCTCCCCGAGACAGTCCAGTACGGTCCCTGCCGGTCCGTGTGTGGGCCAAACTAAACAGAGTTGATAGGGATATGACCAAAACTAAAACGCCGCTTAAGGGGGCTACTGAGCCGCGATTACATACGCCATTTCTCAAAGGCAAAAGCCGGGGCGGTGAGATAAAAGATTTAGCAAACTCGTTAGAGCTGCCGTTATTACCGTGGCAAGAGTTTGTATTAAACGATATGTGCACCGTGGACGATGCCGATATGTTTATCCGGAAAACTAACCTCGTACTTTGTGCGCGCCAAAACGGTAAAACTCACCTTGCGCGTATGTTGATGTTAGGGCACCTGTTTTTGTTTGGATCTAAAAATGTTGTAATTATGAGCTCTAATAGGTCGATGGCTTTGGAGACCTTTAGGCAAGTGGCTTACGCTATTGAGGGCTCGGACTCGTTGAGTAAGCAGACTAAGCAGATACGTTTTGCAAACGGCACCGAGTCGATAGAGCTTATTAACGGCGCTCGCCTCGATGTTGTTGCAGCTACACGCGACGGCTCACGTGGACGTACTGCCGATTTACTCTATATCGACGAAGTACGTGAAATCTCGGAGGAGGGCTACCGTGCAGCTATGCCGGTTACACGTGCACGGCCTAACGCTCAAACGCTCCTTACCTCTAACGCCGGTGATGCCTTTAGTACCGTGCTCAATGACTTACGCGAAAGAGCTTTAAGTTTTCCTCCGCAGACGTTTGGGTTTTACGAGTACTCAGCTGAACAGTTTGCCAAAATCACGGATCGTAAAGCGTGGGCTCAAGCCAACCCGGCTATGGGATACACAATTACAGAGGAGGCTATCGAGGAGTCAATAGCTACCTCACCTATCGAGACCACGCGCACCGAGACCCTTTGTACGTGGATCTCGTCACTGGCAAGCCCTTGGCCTTATATGAGCGTTGAGGAGTCCGGCGATAAAAGCCTACAACTCAACCCGGGCCCTCTTACTATTTTTGGTTTTGACGTAAGCCCGAGCCGTCGCGATGCGAGTTTAGTAATGGGCCAAGTATTGCCGGACGGTCGTATAGGCGTGGCAGTCCTTGAGGTATTTCATAACGACGTAGCTATAGACGATCTCTTTGTAGCTCAGCGCATTAAACACTGGACCAATATTTACTACCCTCGGACCGTTTGTTACGACAAATACACCACAGCATCTATAGCTAAACGCCTCGAGATGTCCGGCGTAGCGATGCAGGATATATCCGGTCAAACGGCGTATCAGGCCTGCGGAGATCTCTACGATGCTCTCGTAAATAAACGCCTCGTGCACTCGGGGCAAAATGAGCTAGTCGAAAGTATGGCTAATTGCGCAGCTAAAGTTAGTGATGCCTCGTGGCGTATTATTAGGCGAAAATCAGCCGGCCCCGTAGATGCTGCAATCGGATTAAGTTTCGTGGTCCATATTCTAAATCAGCCCGTAGGCGAGGTTAAAGTTTACAGTTAGACACGGACACGAAAAACTGCGAAATGCTTGACTAATTGAGAAAATCCCTTTTATGGGATTACTAGAGACCTTTGGTTTTAAGAGAGCTGAAAAGCCCGCTATCGAGGCCCAATATGCACCTGCCGTAATGGATACAACTTACGGTTATGGGTCATTTAATACTAACTCCGCTTACGGATATAACGGCGTTGGTATAGATCGTAATTTTGCTTTACAAGTAGCTAGCGTTATGCGTTGCCGTAATTTAATTGCCGGCGTAATTTCGAGTATTGACTTAGCATTATATAAAAAATCTACAGGAGAAAAATTAGGCTCTCCTGTTTGGTTAGAGCAGCCGGATATTAGACAACCTCGAAGTGTAACGATAAGTGCAACGGTCGATAGCCTTATATTTTATGGGGTCAGTTATTGGCGCACGACCTCTTTGTATGCGGACGATGGAAGGCCGTCGGGGTTTGAGTGGGTAGCTAATAATCGCGTTACTTACACTACCGATAAGTTTGGTACAGAGGTACAAGATTATTACGTGGATGGTATTAAAGTACCTATGGGCGGTATCGGATCTCTTGTTACTTTTCAGTCGTTAATTCCTGGTGTATTGCAAACTGCAGGTACAACAATTAAAGCGGCTTACGATATACAACGCGCTGCAGCTGTAAGCGCTGCTACTCCAATGGCTACAACAGTATTAAAAAATAACGGCGCAGACTTGCCGGAGTCGCAGATACAAGGTTTGTTAGCAAGTTGGAAGGCTAGCCGTGCATCACGTAGTACTGCATATTTAACGAGCACTCTCAGCGTAGAAAATGTTGGCTTTAGTCCTAAAGATATGATGTATAACGAGGCATCACAATACTTAGCTACTGAAATCGCTCGGGCTATGAACGTACCGGCTTATTATATCTCTGCAGATATGAATAACTCTATGACTTACCAAAATATTATTGACGGTCGTAAAGAGTTTGTGGCTTATTCATTACAGCCATATATCTCAGCTATTGAGGATCGTTTATCTATGAACGATATTACAAACTCTGCTAATCAGGTCCGTTTTGCAGTGGATGACTCATTTTTACGCGCAGATGCTAGAGAGCGTTTAGACGTAATCGAAAAGATGTTAAACCTAAATCTAATTGGCGTAGATCAAGCTCGTCAGATGGAACAACTCACACCGCTAGGAGATGCAAGTGCTACTAACGTTTAATCAGGAAATACAAGCTGCAGATACAGAGCGCCGAGTAATCTCGGGACTTGTTGCACCATACGGCGAAATTGGTTTTACAAGTGCAGGGCCCGTAATGTTTGAGCGCGGATCTATTACTTATGCTGAGGCATCTAAGATTAAATTACTTATGCAGCATCAACAAGATAAGCCGGTAGGTCGCGCTATTTCATTTAGCGAGGGAACTGGTCCGGATGGTATTTACGGATCCTTTAAGTTATCTAACAGCACCCGGGGACAGGATGCGTTAGTACTAGCTCAGGAAAACCTAGTAAGTGGCTTATCCGTAGGGGTGGATGTAACTGCCTCTAAGCCTATGGGTGATTACCTGTTAGTAACGGCTGCGGTCCTCAAAGAGGTTAGCCTTGTTGAGAGCGCGGCCTTTTCTAGCGCATCCGTAACTGATATTGCAGCGGCTCGAGCAGCTCTCGAGGCAGCTACAAGTACAAAAGAAAAAACAACAACGATAAATACGACCATCGTAGAAATCGAAACCGAAACAGAAACCGAAAGCGAGGATGCTGTGACTACAGCCCCTGAAAATACACCTGAGGAGACTCAGGTAGATACACCGGTCGAGGCTGAAAAGGTCGAGGCCGCTCGTAAGATTATCCGTCCGTCAGTACTAGACTCACAAAGACTACGTACTCCTATTAACTCAATGGCAGCGTACACAGAGCACAAGATTAAAGCTGCTCTAGGTAATGATGACTCTAAGCTATGGGTAACTGCAGCTGATGACTCATTTTCTACAAACCCTGCATTTAACCCAACTCAATACCTCTCAGAGTTTGTAAGTAATACAAACTTTGATACACCAATGATTAACGCGCTATCTCAGGGAGTTTTGCCACAAAGCGGTATGACTATCTCGGTACCGTCACTTGTAACTAGCGCCGGTGGTCAGTCAGGCGTTGCACCTGTTGTAACAGTTGAGGCAGAGGCCGGAGCTGTACAAAATACAGGGATGGTCACACAGTACCTAAGCGGAACTGTAAAGAAGTACAGCGGTATGAATACCATATCTGTAGAGCTCCTCGAGAGATCAGATCCGAACTTTTATGCGGAATTAACAAATCAGTTGCAGCGAGCCTATTCTCTTGCTACAGATGCTGCAGTAATCGCAGACGTAGTAGCAGGCGGCGTACAAGGTACTGCAGTAGCAGCTACAAGCGCAGGTATTATTTCTTACGTATCTACAGAGTCAGCTAATATTTACAAAAATACAAGCTACTTTGCACGTAACTATATTGCCGGTCCGTCACAGTGGAGCCTACTAATGGGCGCTACAGACTCAACAGGTCGCCCAATTTACAATGCTGCGGCACCTATGAACAGCGGCGGTTTGTCCACACCTACAAGTATCCGCGGTAACGTGCTCGGCCTCGATCTATACGTAGATCATCAAATGGTAAGCACAACTATCGACGACTCAGCGTTTATTGTTGCGCCTGAGGCGATGACTGTTTACCGCAGCCCACAGGCGTATATGTCTGTAAACGTCGTATCAAACTTGCAGGTGCAGGTAGCGATTTACGGCTTTATGGCAACTATCGTCAAAATGCCTAACGGTTTGGTGCGTTACAACCTAACCTGATAAATACCTATAGCAGTCGGGAGGGCTCTTAGCCCTTTGAGCTCTCCCGGCCCATAGTTAGAAATGGAGTAAGCAAGTGGCAGCTACTTACGTAACAGAGCAAGAGTTACGCGATAACCTCGGTATCGGCGATTTATACAGCGATGCCGTTGTAGAGGAGTGCTGCCAAGCTGCTCAGGATATTCTTAACCAATTTTTATGGTTTGACTCCGCGCCGGTAGTGGGGACCACGTTACAAAACAACGTAGCTACCGTAATGATTGCTAACCCGGCTATTTTTACAACCGGTCAAAGCGTTACCTTAAGTGGGTGCGGAGCTACTTTTAATGGTACTTACACAATTACCGGCACTATTCCGTGGAGCACTGGCACTACAAACCTTATTCCGGCTATTAGTTGGAATACGAACGTATGGAACTGGCCTAACGGATATAGCTTTATTCAGTTTGCTAAGACTGCGGCTAACGTTAATTTCTCTCGAGTATTGCCTTACGGCTCTGCAGTAGGAGCGGACACAAAGACAAACAGCTACGCAACAACGCCTGCAGTCCGTGAGGCAGCGATGATCCTAGCCGTGGATATTTTCCAAGCTCGACAAGTTAGCCAAACAGGCGGCGTATCTATCGACGGTTTTAGCCCGAGCCCTTACCGTATGGGTAACTCAATGATCGGCAAAATCAGGGGGCTTATTGCCGGATACGCAAACCCCGGGGCTATGGTCGGATAAATGCCTACTCCAATAACTACGCTCCGTGCGACTATCGCAGCGGCTTTAGCTAATAACAATGTGTGGAATACGTATGATTTTCCGCCTCCAACTATTACAGCTAATAGCGTTATCGTCGCGCCCGGAGATAGTTATTTAACCCCGAGCAATAACACAAACCTAAATATTTCACCTTTAGCAAACCTTAAAATTATTATGACGGTGCCTATGCTCGATAATAAAGGCAACTTAAACGGTATCGAGACTCTGGCCTGTGCAGTATTTAAGAAATTAGCAAACTCAAATATCGTTATGAATATTGGCAGTATGACGGCTCCCTCAGTACTTAGCGTACAAAGCGGAGACCTTTTGACGGCCGATTTTAGTATCAGCGTATTAACTAGTTGGGAGTAAACAAATGAGCTACACAGAGGACGACATAGCGTTTTTAATCAAAATCGGACAGATAACCGAGGCTGATAAAAAATCAACAAAGGCAGCACCCGCACCTATCGAGAAAACAGAGGAATAAGAACAATGGCAATTTATCTATCAAATACGGTTCAGGTAACTCTGAACTCGGTAGCGCTTACAGATCACGTAACTAGCGCAACAATTAACCGTAGCTTTGAGGAGCTAAATGTAACGGCTATGGGCGACACCGCGGTACGTTTTGTAAAAGGCTTAGAGGCAAGCACAATTACTTTAGATTTTCTAAGTGATACAGCAGCGGCAAACGTAAACGCAACACTGCAGGCAGCGTGGGGTACAACAGTGCCTATTACACTTAAGCAGACAAGCGCAGCAGTATCAGCGACAAACCCTTTATACAGCACTACTATTTTGGTAAACAATACTCAAGATATTAACGGCGCTGTTGGCGATATTGCTACACAGTCAATTACATTTACTTGTAACTCACCTATCGTAATCACTACATCCTGATAAAAGAATAAGGGGCACACAATGGCACGACTCAAAATAACAAGGGCAAACGGAAACGTAACTGAGCATCAGATTACGCCACGTATCGAGTATGCCTTTGAGCTGTATGCGAAAAAGGGGTTTATGCGCGCTTTTCGAGATGACGAAATGCAGACACACCTCTACTGGCTCTCTCACGAGTGCCTAAGAGCATCCGGCGAAGTAGTACCGGTTTTTGGACCGGAGTTTTTGGATACGTTGTCTAAAGTCGAGGTCCTAGACGATCTCCCTTTGGAATAGTGGGGCGGGGGTCCTTTGGGTATTTAGTAGCTCAACTGGCTATTGCTACCCATATCCCGCCCCAATATTTACTAGACCTAGACGTACCAATGTTCCAAAACCTGATACAAGTATTAAACGATCAAGCGAAGGAGGCGCAAAATGCCCGTAGAGTTAAAGGGAGTACGCGCCACCGTTAAAGCTATGCGCAAGTTTGACCCGGACCTCCTTAAAGAAATGAACAAGGAAATACGCGGTGTAATGGTGCCTCTACGCGATAAGGCTCGAGGCTATGCACCTAGTCCACAGCCGGATAATCTTTACGGTTGGGCCGAGGGCAGCGTAGGCAAGAAAATTACAGCTCGTAACTCTGCCTTTAGACAATTTAATACTGAGGGCAGAGTACGTTTATTCCCTTTATACGATCACGATACGGTAGTTAGAGGTATTAAGTACTCACAGGCTCCTAGCAAACGTAACCGTAATGGCTTTAGATCTTTGTACTATATTTATAACGCCTCAGCCGCCGGCGGTATTTACGAGACCGCAGGGCGTAAAAACCCGGGCGGAGATCCTGCAAGTAAATCTAATAACCCTAATGCGGGTAATCACTTTATTAACCGTATGGGTCCTTTGTATGGAGATAAACAAAAAGAGCGAGGCCGTATGATATTTAGAGCAGCTTACGAGGATCGCGGTAAAGCTCAAGATGCGGTTATTTTGGCTATATCTAACTCTATAGAAAAGTTTAATAAACTAAGCAAGGGCAGTTACGGACTGGCGGCATAATGGCACTACCTAATTTAACGTTTAGCGTTGCCTCGGAGTATGACGGTAAAGGCTTAGGCAAAGCTCGCAAGGACATAAACAGTTTTGATAAAAGTGTTAAAAGTCTAGGTCGAACTCTAGGCGCTACGCTTTCAGCTGCGGCAGTGGTGCAATTTGGTAAAGCCTCAGTACGTGCGTTTATGGATGCTGAGCGTGAGGGCGTTGCACTAGCTAACACAATGAAAAACCTCGGTTTAGCTTTTGATACGTCAAGAGTTACAAATTATATAGATAGCGTAGGCAAACTATACGGCGTAACCGGTGAACAGGCAGTCCCCGCTATGCAGGCTCTCCTGAGTGCTACGGGATCGGTTACTAAGTCTCAGCAATTATTTAACACAGCTCTTAATATTTCAGCCGCCACCGGTATCGACGTAGCCGAGACTGCTAAAGGTTTAAGTCAGGCATTTTTAGGTAATCGTAAAGCTCTTAGCCAATATAACACCGGACTAACTAAAGCTGAGTTGCAATTAAAGTCCTTTGACGAAATACAACAAATATTAGATACACGCCTTAAAGGTGCGGCTACGGATGCGGCGGCTACTTACGCGGGACAATTAGCAATACTTAAAGAAAATGCAGAGCAGGCCAAAGAGGTAATAGGTAAAGGTTTAGTAGATAGTTTTGCGGTTTTAGCCGGAGATACAGGTATAGGTAAAGCTACTAAAGCTATTGGCGATTTTGGCCAAGCTATATCGGACACTATTTACGGCCTTGCTTTAGTCGTAGCTGAGGTACGTAAGTTAGATGCAAGTATCTCCGGAGGCACACTAGGCCGGCTTATTGCGTGGAGTATTAAGTACTCTCCTGCCGGCATATTAAGAGATTTAGGCGCTGCTCAAAGAGTTAAACCTCAGCCGTTTACTACTCCTATGAGTATTTCAGGCCAAAATAATAAAAACAGTCAAAGCGCCATAGAAAAAATGAGGGCAAAAGCTGAGGCGGATGCTCTCAAACGAGCTAAAGATTTAGCAGCTGAACAACGAAAACAATTAGCTAATGCGAAAAAAATAGCAGCCGAGGCAGCAAAAAAACTAGCACTAGATAAAGCCTCCGCTTTTCTTAATAAAGCTAATCAGATTTTCGATATGGATCGTATCCAACTCGCAGCTGCAGCTATGGCTAAGCAAACCGAGGAGGACCGTGTACGTATCCGCCTCAAGACTGAAATCTTAGATCTCGAGGAGGCTATAGCCGAGGGCAACGTACAAGGCGCTGCCAAGTTTGCGGCGGCAATTACTCAAGACGCAAGATTATTAGGAGAATTGAGAGGCACAGCATTTTCTCTTAGCGATGTACCTAACCCGTTTGCGGCGTGGCTGGCATCCCTAGAAGGCGCTTTAGCTGCCTTATTAGCTCTTACTAATTTTACTCCTACGGTCGTATCTAAATACACTTTAAGTAACCCTATTGCTAACGCATCTTTACAACAAGGTTTAACCGCAGGCCTACCTTTAGCTGAGGCTCTATCCGGTGCTCGTTATGCAGCGCAAGGCGCGGCAGCTTACGAGGCGGCTAACCCGGGCAGTAAAGCCTTTATCCCTAAACTAGCTGAGGGCGGAATAGTTACAAATGCAACTATGGCGCTTATCGGTGAGGCTGGCCCTGAGGCTGTTATCCCTCTTAATCGTATGGGCTCAATGGGCGGTACTTACGTAACCGTAAATATCTCAGGCTCAGTTACAACAGAGCGCGATCTAGTAGATGCCATTACACAAGGTATTTACAATAACCAAGCATCCGGTATCCCTATTAACTACTCAACGGTGTACTAATGGCTGTTTTACCTGCTACCCCAATAGTTAAAATTAACCTTACGCAAGGTGCCTCGTTTGGTACTGTGATGGTGTTAGGTACAGGGCAACTAGGTTTTGCAGAGCTCGGTACCGTCGTACCTAATATCGTGGACGTATCAGCTGAAACGCTTAAGATTTCTACCCGCCGTAGCCGTAATACGTTGCAGGATAAATACCTTAGTGGTCAGGCAACTGTGAGAGTAAATGACCCCGAGGGCTATTTCAACCCCCAAAATACAGGGTCTCCTTACTATCCGGACGTACAGCCTCTCCGCAAGATACAGATACAAGCTAATTACAACGGCACTCTCTACCCTATCTTTGCAGGATATATCACAGAGTTTTTATACACCTATCCACAAAACCAAGAGACCGGGTTTGTAGATTTAGTTTGCTTTGATGCCTTTAGACTTTTCTATAACTCAAACGTAACCACAGTTACAGGGGCTACAGCCGGGCAAGATACAGGCACACGCATTAACAAGATCCTCGATATGGTGGCTTTCCCTAACTCTCAGCGGTCTATACAAACGGGTAATACGACGTGCCAAGCGGACCCGGGCGGCACTCGTACAGTGCTCGATGCCTGCCAAACCGTCGAGTTTACAGAGGGACCCGGTGCCTTTTATATCGACAAGGGCGGTAACGCAGTATTTCATAACCGCACCTTTTGTTATGATGCGGCAAGCGCTACCCCTATTGTGTTTAATAATGATGGCACTACAGGTATTAACTACTCCAAAATACAATTTAGCTTTAACGACAAAGCCATAGTAAACCGGGCTAGCGTTACCCCTATCGGACTAGCTACGCAGACCTACGAGGATGCGACCTCTATAGCTCAATACTTTACCCGGGCTATTACAGCTGAAAATATGCTTATGCAAACTACAGGGGTCGCGCTGAGTCTAGCGACCGCATACGTAGGCGCTCGCAAAGATGCCATTTTAACAATTAGTCAGATAACCCTCGATCTTGTAACCCTTGGCTATACCTCAGGAGTCGAGGCTGCGTTAGATCTTGACTATTTCGACACTATGGAAATTACCAATTATGGACAGTCCGGCACGGTCATAACTCAAACCTTGCAGTGCCAGGGCATAGCTCACGATATTACGGCTAATAGCTGGGACACGACACTTACTACCGAGGAGGCTTTAATAGATGCTAACTACTAAAATTATTATCCTAAGGAGAGTGTACTAATGGCAGTCGGCTGGCCCACTAAAACAACTTACGCTAACGGGGATGTTTATTCCGCTAGCGACGTAAACGATACTAACGGCACGTTAAACCTGCTCGGTGCATCTGTTGCATATTCTGCTGGCAAGAACAAAGTTATTAACGGCGATTTTAATATAAATCAAAGAGCATTTACAAGCACAGGCGGTTCAGGTGCTTACACATTTGACCGTTGGAGAACTCAATTTGTAGGTGGAACAGTTACTTACAGCACACAGGCTTTTACTGCTGGAACTGCGCCAGTATCAGGTTATGAAGGAAAAAACTTTGCACGACTTGTTATCTCAGGACAAACAAACTCAGGCGGTGATTTTGCTATATGGAACCAACGCATTGAAGATGTAAGAACTTATGCTGGGCAAACTACAACAGTTTCGTTTTGGGCTAAAGCAGCAAGCGGTACTCCTAAAATCTCTGCAAGTATTGAGCAAAACTTTGGTTCAGGTGGTTCAGGGTCAGTTTATGTATATGGCTCAGCACCAACGATTTCTACATCGTGGGCTAGATACTCAATAACTATTGCCGTTCCATCCATAAGTGGAAAAACAATTGGTACTTCTAGTTTCTTATCATTAAACATTGAACCTTCTAATGCCTACAACACTAATCTTGGTTATCAAAACGGCACTTTTGATATTTGGGGCGTACAAATGGAGTCAGGCTCAACTGCCACAGCCTTTCAAACTGCAACAGGAACTATTCAAGGTGAATTGGCTGCTTGCCAAAGGTATTACTGGCGACAAGGTGGAGATGCGGCCTATCAGCGCTATGGAAACGGAAGCGCATCTAGCACAACCAACGCAATTATAAATATGAAATGTCCAGTAACTATGAGAATAGCGCCTACTTCCATTGATTATTCAACTGTTGGAGACCACGATGGCGTAACTGTTACGGCTGTTACTGCTTTGACCTTAAACACAGCATCAAAAGATGTTGTTTGCTTAAATGCAACAGTCGCATCAGGTTTAACGCAATACAGACCTTATGAATTATTAGCCAATAATTCTACATCTTCTTATGTCGGAGCGAACGCGGAGTTATAAAAATGGATAATGTATCTTTTATTGAAATTGAAGGCAATGAACACGCCATTATTGACCGAGGCAATGGGGAATATACCTCAATGCTTAAATCAACTTATGACGAAATGGTTGCGCAAAATGCAAACAAGCTATAACGGCTGGCCTGCCTCAAAGGACCCGGACGAGATCCGTATTACTAGCTACAAGGTAGAGGGCACAAACCTAAAGCTGCGATGCGCTGAGGGCTGCGGCCCATTACTTGCAGCTTTTACAGCTGAGTTTAATAATCTAATTGAGCCTGTAGAGGGCGGTACCTTTGACGACTGGAGTTATGCCTACAGGATGGTACGCGGTAGCGAGGACAAACTTAGTTGCCACTCCTCCGGTACAGCTATAGACCTTAACGCTACTAAGCACGCACTCGGCAAAATTGGGACTTTTCCTCCGGAGAAGGTACCTATGATCCGTGCGCTCGCTAAGAAATACGGCCTTAAATGGGGTGGCGATTTTGTAAAGCGCAAGGATGAAATGCACTTTGAGGTAGCAGTAACCCCGGCTAAAGCCGCTGAGATGATTAAAAAGTTAGGACTTAAATAATGCCTACGAGCAGACAAGTAACTATTACTACAACGCCTACGGTTATTGTGCCGAGTGATATTGCAGACCAAACGGCTTTATTACACGCTACTAATGATGCGCTGTATATCGGTGGCTCAAACGTGACTACCGCTAACGGCTACCTTGTAGATCATAAGGATAAATTAACTATCCCCGTGGGCGACCACGAGGGCCTATACGGCGTAGTCAGCTCAGGCTCTACTACCGTATCGGTGTTATACCAAGTCAATTAAGGGCAGAAATGAGTAATACAATGCGTGAACAACTCAAAGCTGCAGGCCTTTCATACTTAAGAGCTGCGGTTAGCTGCGTGGGAGCCCTTTATCTCTCAGGCATTACAGACCCTAAAACACTAGCTAACGCGTTTATCGCAGGTTTAGTCGGTCCACTCCTTAAAGCTCTAGCACCTAGCGAAAAGCAATACGGCATAGGATCCAACTAATGCAAGCCCTGATAGGGGCGATTTTGGGGAGTCTGCTCCTATCGGGGTGCGGTTATCAAGGATGGGTAAGGTATGAGTGCCAAGAGTACGAAAACTGGAGTAACCCAAACTGCCAGCCTCCACGGTGCGAAGTTGTGGGTACGTGTACCAAAGACCTCATACCCGAGGAAATCTATGAGCCGTTTAAGCCCTGAGGATCTACACGCCCGCCTTATTGTGTTTATTGGAGTGACCTTAGCCCTTGTTTTTGGTATATCCGTTTTTGGGATGCTCTACGCGCTTATCTTTGTAACTCAGCCGGTCAGTGCTCAAGCTCCTAACGACCGGGCTTTTATAGACTTGCTTACAACTTTAACCGTATTTCTTACCGGTTCCCTCGGAGGCGTACTAGCTAGTAACGGGCTTAAGTCCAAACCTAAAAAAGAGGACCAACCTCCTAGCGTGTCTTAGTCGCATCTTGTCGGTGTCTGCCTTTACCCTTATGGTGTACCACTAACTGCCGAGCCGGGCTAAGCTCTCAGGGTTTAGATCGTATCGGCCTTAACAAAGGGCGTAATACAATGAGTACAGTTTTAGAAATACAAGTGTTAATTTATATGCTTATCGTAGCCTCGATTACCGCGGTGATTTTCTACGCAAAAGGTTTTAACGAGGGCAAGAAAATCGGCACACAACTCGGCTATCGCCGTGGCGCTAAGTCGGTGCAACAATGATTAGCACCTCAAAGGCAGGCGTATTTTGTGATTACTGCAAGGACCGCTGGGGCGGCCGTCACGTTAAAGGCGTATGGGAGTGGCACGAAAAGGCCCGCCGTCAAGCTGTAGTAACTATCACAAGCGTAACTATTAAAGCTAAAGGCACCGTGCGGAGCTACTGCGGTGAGTGCCGAGAAATCGTAAGTAACTGGCCGGATGGCACCGTTTTTCCTTTATCCGAGCAGGTGGAGCAGGCTATTAAAGCTGAGTCGCCTCTACTCAAGTTTGGAGTATCACAATGACGTTTTTAGATAACTACGAGGATGTAAATAGCCGTATTAAGCGCTTTAGGTCCGAGTTCCCGAGTGGCCGTTTAATCGCTTTTGTAGAGGATGCAAACCTCAAAGAGGGCTGGATATTTATCAAAGCTGAGGCATACCGTGAGTATGAGGATGCAGTGCCTAGCGCTGTGGACTATGCCTACGGCAACGTGGCTACTTATCCGGCTCATATGAAAAAGTTTTTTGTCGAGGACACGATCACAAGCGCTTACGGTAGGTGCATAGGGCTATTGACCCCGAGCCTCGAACACAAGGCGCGTAGCACTGCTCAGGATATGGAAAGAGTCGAGCAGCCTATAAGTACACCGGACTACTGGAGTATCGGTAAAGAGCCCGAGGGCACTGCGGTACCACTAGCTGCAACAGTGGAGACCGTGGAAGACCAACTCGGAGCAGAGGTTATAGAGTCATCTCCTATTTGTAACCACGGACGTATGCTTTACAAAGAGGGCAAGAGCTCCAAAACGGGGAACGCCTACAAAGGCTGGACTTGTCCCTCAAAGGTGAAAACAGACCAATGTAAGGCTGTGTGGATGTAATGGGCGAAATGCAGATGATTAAGGACGGCATAGCTACGACCATCCACAGAGACGGCAGCATTACCCGCGAAATTGTGGATAAGTGCGATAATTGCGGGGACTACAGGTCCAAACAAGGGGGCCTAACTATCACCGTAGTAGGTGGTGAGGCGGTTATATGGCTATGCGAATTGTGCCGAGGTTAGATCGCGTAGTACTTGACCACGAACAAGAGCAGTTAGCCCACGATGTAGGTTTTAAGTGGATGCAGGTTAAAAACTCTCATCCTACAACGCAGCGGGGACAATATAACCGAGCTCTTAATTATCACGAAATGGTAACGGAAAAGGCTGAGGCTATGGGAGCTCAGATAGCTGTAGCTATTCACTTTAACGATTACTCATACGTGCCACGCTTTGACGATTTCCACGATGCCGCAGATGTGGGCGGAAATATTGAGGTCAAACACACACACCACGCAAACGGCCATTTAATAATTCAGGATAGGCCTAGACCCTCCGAGCGTATGCGAGACATAGCAATACTCGTAATTGGTAAGTCACCGGTGTATTACCTTGTGGGCTGGATGCCTGTAGCTATGGCTATGCAGCCGAGGTATAGGGTGGCGTGGGATAACAACTACTGGGTACCTCAAGCTAACCTGTTTGAGATGAAGTACCTAAAGAGGTCCGAGTATGGCGACTCTACGCTTTAGCTGCAGGGTTTGTAAGGCCGTACAGGATCATAAAAATATAACCGAGTTTGGCAACCTACCTCCAGGGGTACTTGTAGTTGAGTGCCTCGGGTGTGGGGTGCTAGGCGTACAGCTGTTAGATGCTGAGGAGAGTATTAAAGATGCCTAGTTATGAGTTTAGATGTGAGGTTTGTAGCTCTATACAAGTATTGAGCAAACCTATCGAGGAGCCCGTACCGAAAGCTCCTAAATGTAAAGGCTGTGAGATCCCTACAAAGCGCGTATGGGATGCAACTCCGGCTGTATTTAGGGGTACTGGATGGGGTAAAAATGCAAAACAGTGAACAACCTATGAAACGATATTTGACTAGGCTGGTACGCTCCACACTCGCAGGCGAGCCGCTAGGGCGGGTAGCTCGCAGGCGGAGTTTGGTGCTATCGGGAGTGCTATGTATAGCTACTGCAATAACAATAACACCAGCCCTAGCAATAGATAAAAGCAGTATAAAACACTATGAATATAAAGCGTTTGCAGCTTTAATAATTAACGATAGTAAGCAGATGAGATGTTTGGATAAGCTCTGGACTAAGGAAAGTAACTGGAGACCAACAGCTAAGAATAAAAAGAGTAGTGCGTTTGGGATACCTCAGCTGTTAAAGATGACTGAGACAAACCCATATAGACAGATAGTCTTAGGTATCAAGTATCTAGATCATAGGTATAAAGGCGATGTGTGTTTAGCTTTACGCACTCATTACAAAAAGGGACATTACTAATGGTAAGAGGTACGACAGACCCTCGAGTATCACGAGCATATAAACAACAACGCTTAGTAGTACTAGCTAGAGATAACTACGTGTGTGTCTATTGTGGTGCAGATGCTACGCAAGTAGATCACGTTGTTAGTTTGCGTGACGGGGGCGACCCGCTTAGTTTGGACAACCTCGTTAGTAGCTGTGCTCGATGCAATAACCGTAAGGGTCCACGCTCACAGGCTGTTTTTTTAGCGTCTATTTCTAC